TTATTAATCTCATAGGATCTTTAGCATTTTTACCGTTTAAAGTAATTTTCATAAGTGCTTTATCATTACTAGGAAGTTTGCCGTTTTGAAATTTCAAATATCCTGCACCTACTGACTCTCTAACAACTTTAGCAAACCATTGTTCTTTTGCTTCTTCAAGTTCTTTTTTAATTGAAATAAATTTTGGTCCGTCTAATACAGTATCAAACGCTTTGTTAATTAAGGTTGGGTCATCGCTAGATTCACTTGATTTTTTCTTCAAAGAAACTCCATAAAATGATAAACCTTTTGGATTATTCCATTGAAAAATTATATCTGAGGAGTTATAATCTTTGAATCCGAATGCTGAAACTTTGAATTTTGATACTTCTGGTGGCCAAGTATCTCCTGTTAAAAAAACTTTATCACAAACAGCCTTGTTAATAGGCACACCTGATTCTTTTGATCTATTTGGTACCCAAGTTCTAATTGATCTAGCAGCAGAAATACCTCTAACAGCTTCTTTTAAAAAATCTCTGTCAGAAGGGTTGAATGCTTTTAAGAATTTTGATTTATTTGAAGATGATCCATATTGAACTTTATTACTCTCTGCTAATTTTTTACCTGCTTTTAAAAAGTCTATTAATCCTTGATGACCAGACTTGATATACTTATCTAAGTCATTAGGTTTCATTAACATCGCTACGGATGCCATTACCTCGGATGCTTCTACTCCTATATTTGCCATACAGCTATTTATATGTGTGGCGGGATCGAAGGGACTCGAACCCTCGACATTCTGCGTGACAGGCAGACACTCTAACCAACTGAGCTACGACCCCTTTATATCTTACCCAATGTGAGGAACTTAACAATGCCTGAACTATGAACCCATTGTTTGTGTTTATTCTGAAAAGCGGCTAGTTCTCGTGCCTTATCTTCAAAAGTTGAAGCACAAAGAATACTGCCAGTAGGTTTTTCAATAACCATCCATCGCATTTGTCCTTTGTACTTACTCAACTTTGTTTCATAAGACAACTTATCTTTTGATAAAGACTTACCTGGTTTTTTATCACCAGGAAAGTGTCTAGTTCTGTTACCGCTTTTCGAGTTTCTCATACTATACTTTAGGTTCTTCAACAACTGCTTCAACAGGTTCAACAGTAGATTCGCCTTCTACGATTGCACTTGCTGGTAAGTTAGCAGTTAAGAGTTCACTATGATGTTTAATTAAAACTTTAACATTGTCAAACTCAGCAGTTAGTTGTCTAAGTTTACCTTGCATTGCGTTAACCTGTACGATAGAGTTCTTACACTTCTCGTCTAGTTTAGTTTCATCATAAACTTTACCATCTATTGTTATTGCCATTGTCTTCTCCTTATGTTAGTTGTATTTCAGAAGCAGCTTCTTTACCACGCTGTTCTGTTAGTTCGTAAGTTACCGCTTGTCCATCATTAACTGATTCAACACCGGCAGCTTGTAATGCTGAAACGTGTAAAAAAGCGTCTTTACCACCATCATCTGGTGTTATAAATCCGAATCCTTTTTTAGCGTCAAACCATTTTACTTTTCCTGTAGCCATATTATTTCCTTTTTAGTTAGGTCTTAAATTTTAAAGTCCGAGAATTGACCTATCTTCTTCCCGAATTTATTATCAGTTGCAAGTGTTTGACCACTCTCAACTAAATCTGATTGTGCTGATTGTTCTACATCATAGAATCTCATCTTTGATCTATCAACACCAAGAATAAACTTTCTATTGATCGTAGGATCATTATATCTATTCTTTAATTGTTTAACCATTATCTGATTTTTTTCTTCTAGTTCTTCACTTGATATCAAAGCAAACATAAAGTCTGCTGTTGCAGGAAGACCAAAAGATTCAGATGTATCTTCTAAACCAACATCACTACTTACAAAACCACTTCTTGTAGTTTGTGTAGCAGAGAAAATAGGCACATCATTCTCAACTGCAAGACCTCTTAGTTCTTCTGCAATTGATTTAATGTAAGTATAACTGTTTACACTAGCGCCTGGTTTAAATCTAGCACTAGAACATATGTTTAGATAATCAATGAATATGATATCTGGTTTAAATGATTTCTTCATAGACAACTCACTCAATAGATTTTTGAAGTGACCTGTATGAGCAGACGCAGTAGGATATTCTTTAATGATTAACTTACCTGTCGTCTTACTTTGTAATTTGTTTATCTTTGTTTCATACATTGTGTATGGTAATTCTTCAAGATCACTCATGCCTACATTCAATAGATTAGCATCTATTCTTTCTGCGATTCTTTCTTCAGCCATTTCCATAGTAATGTACAATACATTTTTACCTTGTAGTAATATAGATGAAGCAAGGTGAGTCATAAACATAGTTTTACCGACACCAGTACCTGCAAGACAAATATTTAAAGTCTTACTTGGTATACCACCTCTTGTAATTTTGTTAAAGAAATCTAAATCAAGTTCAAGTCTTTCTTCTTTTTTCTTATAGAAGTCATATCTTTCTTGTGACTCTAGTAAATAATCATGCCCAACCTTCTGGTCAAACGATACACCTAATGCACCTGATAACAATTCAGGTAGATACTCTGGTGTATGTTCTTTATCTTTGCCATCTAATATCTGAATACCACCTAATATAGCATTATGTATGGCACGATCTTTACAAAACTTTTCTGTGGTTTCTAATAGCCATTCTAAGTTTACTGGCTCTTTATTAAATGTAGATAATATTTCTGTTATCTTTTTATATTCATCTTCATTAACACTTTTGTTAGAGTTCATTTCAATAGATAAAGATTCTTTTGTTGGTAGATTATTATACTTGTCAACAAAACGATATATCTCAGAGAATAATAATCCCTCTAGTCTATCAGCAAAGTATTCTTCTTTGATAAAAGGTAAAACTTTTCTAGTGTATTCTTCGTTGTATATTAAATTACTTAAAGCTGTTTGTTCAATTCTTGGCATTTAGTTTATCTTCTTTTAGTTTTTCATCAAGCAACACAACAAGTATATCGCCGACATGGTTAATAAATTCTTGACTATCACAATCTGCGTCAATGTTATTCTCTATTATAACATAATCGAACTGCATAGGCAAGGTACCATCAGGTCTTTTTTCAGACTCAGGTCTGATCCCAACGGCACCGTACTTATAAACTATTGATGAAAATGGACCACTAATTAACTTCAATGCCGTAAAGTCCTCTCCAGGTTTCTCTACGAACACATAGTCTTCCCTATGTTTAGGGTTAGTCGTCTTGTGAGGTTTCGGTATCTGCTTCAACTCCATCTCCATATTTAAACTCTTTGCTACATACTCCATCTAATTGTTCTAGTATCTCTTTAGTGAAATATTTTTTAGGGTCATTATTAATAGTTTTACCAAATGTTTTTGTGCCGTCTGGTAATTCAATCCTAGTAGAAACTTGTTTAAATATATTATGTTTTAAAGCCAAGTCTAGTAGACCGTAGTATCTATCTAAACCTTTGCTGTAGGTTAATCTAACATCTACAACTTTGTTTTCTTTAGTTAATCTTGATTTATAATTCTTACAATGTATTATATTACCAATAATCTCAGTACCATCTTTCTCTTTTCTCTTAGAAAGATATACGATTGATGATGCTGCATATTTCAATCCTGATCCGCCACCCATTTCTTTCTGTGGGAACATAGAACCAATAACATCATATGTATGATTAGTAATAATCAAAGGCACTTTTGCCTTACCTAATTTTAAAGTCAATACTCTAAAGGCAGCTTTAACAATTTGTGCCCTCGTCATATCTTTAGTTTCTTTTCCGTCTTGTGTATCTTCAATTTCTTTTGTAGTAGATAACATACCTAAACTATCTAATACTAATAGTAATGGTTTTTTCTCTTTCTTATCTTGTTGAGAATACTTTTCTAATACAGTTAATGATTGATGTCTGAATTCTTGTACAGTAGTTACTGGCATTACAACCATTCTAGTACTGTCTATTCCTCTTTCTTCTATAATCTCTTTAGTAATTGCTGATTCTGATTCAAAGAATATTACACCACCGTCAGGATTCTTATCTAGGAAGTTTTTACACATACCTAATACAAAGAAAGTTTTACCTGTGGCACTTTCACCTGCAATCGCTGTTATCTTATTTGATGGGAGTCCTCTATGAATAGAGCCGCCTAATAAGGCATTGAATATATATGAACCTGTATCTATAAACGAATCAACATCACCTGAAGCACCGTCTGATACTAGACTGGCATATTCATTACCAGTTTCTTTTATTATATCTTTTAAAAAATCACTCATTAGTTATCCTTTTAGTTTCATTACAGTTTCATTATATATTATACTATATTTATAAGATTTGTCAAGCAAAGAATTCATCTAAATTTGCCTTTCTGGAATGTTGAAATAAGTC